TGACATTTTCAAGACCAACCTGAAGAGCAGTGGTTGCATGTGGATTTGCTACATTAGAGGTATGTGCCGCAAATATAGAATTTGCTGTATAGTATGTTCCATGTTGTCCATCAAGCTTATCTGCATCTGTTGCTGTAGAAGCATTTCCAGAAATATTGGTCTGATCACCACTATTGGTATTCGTGGTGTTTTGTACCACATTGTACTTATCGAGAGAAAGATGGTATCTTTCAGCCGTTAATCCACCTTGAAGTCCTGAAAGGTCATTATGTCTTTTAGTGAACGGGGAAGTAAATGAAGAAGCGTGTGTCGATCCCCCATAATATAAAGTTATAAGCTTGGTTGGGGAATCAGTTCTACCATAGAAAGCCACACCTAATTTATCCGTTGCACTAATCGGAAACGGTGCTTGTTCTGAGTGAAATGAATTAAGAGAAGGAGTTGTGCTATTTATTTCATTACTATCTGATGTGAACATTACTCTCCATATAGAGAATGGAACGGAGGTCTCATTCGCATAGTCACTTGCACCAGTAACTACGGTGACGACTGTATTTGAAGTCACAGCACTTATTCTCAGAAGGCCATTTGCAGTCTGGATAAGGCTATCGGTTATTGTAACAGGTGAAGCACTATAATCAGTCGATAGAAACGGAGAACTCCCAGTAACTGTGGCAATTCTTGATGCTCCAGTTCCAGTCATTGTCACTGTCCCAGTACCTACCAGCACTCTACAAGGACATGCTGTAATAAATGATATACCACTGATATTATCTACTATTGGATAAAGATTAAAAAACCAAGTTCCACCTTCAATTTCTGTTCCATCCAATGGAGTAATATCAAGAAATCTTGCAAGAGTCCCAACAGTACCTGTTACGCTAACTGATTCATAATCTTCAGCAAGTGCAGAAGGAATTCGTTTTAATGAATCTAATTTCACATAGGTATAAGCTGAATTTACAATAACCGTATCATCCAAGAAGAAGGTTGTCCCTTGACCAGCAGTCACAGCAGAAGAAGGACCGTTGATCCATTCGGAACCATTGTATTTTAAAACATCGTCTGTTACAGGAAGTGTCAAGGTTACATCGGACATATCCGTAAGACGATTATTCTCTACTGATAAAACGTATATAGAACCAGTCGAAGCATCTACAGTTAGGCATCCACCAACTCTGATTGAATAGCTATTAACATCTGTTGGAGCAGTTGAAGTTACTCCACCTGCTACAGTATCACTTAAATATATCCATCCTGCTGTCAATAGACTTGTGTCCATATCATGAACTATACCTCGATTCGTGACGAATCCAGAAGTTCCAGGTTCAATATCTTCTGTTGCAACACCAATAACACGAGAACTTTCTTGTGCAGTAGCTATTGCAAGTCTAACAGAAGGCATACCGTTTTCAGAAGTATAAGGATATACGACAGAACCGTTGAAAATTGTATTAGAACTTGAGTTCCAGCAGAGAACCAACTCTTCTTGTCCAAGTTGCTGAGTTACATCTCCAGATTTCACAATCAACGCCCTATCACCCTCACTCCAAAAAATAGTTCCATTTGTAGAAGGAACTCCTGTTGGATTAGCCTTGAAAGTAACGAAGTCCTTTAGAGTATCATTGCCGTTCAGTTTTTCAATTGCAGATAATATAGTATCAGAAGACGATATAACTCCATTATTAGAAGCATATCCTGTTAATTCTTTGTCTATTGCAACTTGACTATGTACAAAAGCTGTTGTAGCTATTTGCGTGTTCGATGTTGCTACTAAAGCTGTTGGTGCAGTTGGAATTCCTGTTAATACCGAATCAGTAAACATCGTCGCTTTTGACTCATTAGTTACATTACCAAGTCCAACTTGAAAGGCAGTTACTACATGTGGGTTTGAGGTGTTGGAAGTATGTGCTCCAAATATAGAATTTGTTGTATAGTATGTTCCATGTTGTCCATCAAGTAGATCAGCGTTAAGGTTAGTAACCATCGTAGTAGAATCTACAATGAAAGGAGCATTTCCAGTAGCAACAGTTGATGTAAATGTATTTGCAGAGGTTGTGACTCCAGTAAACGTTGGAGTAGTAAACAGTGTTGCCTTGCTTTCATTTGTAACATTACCAAGCCCAACTTGTGTTGCAGTTACTACATGTGGGTTTGAAGTGTTAGAAGTATGTGCTCCAAATATAGAATTTGTTGTGTAATACGTTCCATGTTGACCATCAAGTAGATCAGCGTTAAGGTTAGTAACCATTGTAGTAGAATCTACAATGAAAGGAGAATTACCAGTAGCAACAGTTGACGTAAATGTATTTGCAGAGGCTGTGACTCCAGTGAACGTTGGAGTGGTGAATAGTGTTTCCTTGCTTTCATTAGTTACATTACCAAGTCCAACTTGTGTTGCAGTTACTACATGTGGGTTTGAAACGTTTGCTGTATGAAATGCGAATATAGAATTTGATGTGTAATACGTTCCATGTTGTCCATCAAGAAGGTCTGCATTTAAGTTAGTAACCAATGTATCTGAAGTAACCTTAATTGGAGCAGTTCCAGAAGCAACAGTAGAAATAAGAATATCTGAAGATACATTTCCACTAGCTTTAATGCTACCAGTCACATCAAGTTTTTCTGTTGGTGTGGATGTAGAACCAAGTGCAAGATTACCGAAAATATAAGTTGATGCTGTATTTGCATTACCTATAACAGTTGTGTTAGTACCTTTGCCAAGAGAATTATATCCTATAACAATTGCATTTATTTCTCCATTAGCAGAACCTCTAGAATCAGTACCAATGTATATACTCTCTCCAATACCTATAAGAGGGGTTGTTCCATCATTTTGGAACGAACCAGCAGCATGGCCTATAGCAATATTATCGTCACCATCTTGGTTATAATACATCGATTTGTAACCAAATGCAACGTTTTTTTCACCAATAGTAATACTATATCCTGCTAATGGTCCGAAAACCGAGTTGTAACTTCCACTAAGATTTGTAAAAAGAGATTCATAACCAAAGGAAGCGTTGAAGTTTCCATCTAAATTTGTCTGCATAGATTGATAACCATACGCAGAGTTGTAACTTCCTATAGTATTATACAACATCGTCTGTGTACCATAAGCAGCATTATAACTTCCTAAAGTAGTGGAGCCTAATGTGTTAACACCTACACCTGTGTTATATCCACCTTCGGTGTTGTTGTATAAAGCATAAGAACCGACACCTACGTTGAAATCTCCACCCATCGTGTGAGAAAGGGTGTTATCACCTACACCTGTGTTATATAAACCAGTTGTAATATATCTACCAGAACCACGTCCGATTAGAACGTTTCCAAGCAAATTAGTACGTAATTCAAATCTACCATCTCCAGAAGAATCTTGAAGCGTTAATAATGGAGTGGATTCACTTGTAATTTGTTTACATGATACCGTTATAGTTCCATCAAAATCAGTAGTAGGAGTTATTACTACACCACCAGTTGTAAATGCAATCGTTCCAACTGCGGCTGATGTTGTATATGATTGTGTAGTTAAACCACCAAAAGTAAGGGTAACACCTCCAGCATTTCTGCCAGTCATCGTTAACGTGAACTGATATAAATTACCAACGCCAACTACAAAATTATGTGTTAAAGTATCTGTTCCTGATGTATGTGTAAATGGATTTGTTCCAGTCCAACCAGAATTAACTGTCCAACCTCCAGTTGATAAGAGTTCTGGTCCGAGTATAGGTGCATCTGTTTCAGTAGTTCCTTTAAGTGTTAATAGAGAGATAGGTTTATCTGTGTTAATACCAATCTTTCCTGACGCTGCTTTATATAATTGTCCAGAACCAATATTGATTACACCAGTATTTCCCGTAAGTGTTCCTTCGTAAGAAGGATTTGTGAATACTGGATTGGTGAACATCGTTAACTTCGACTCATTAGTGACATTTTGTAGATTCAACTGTGTTGTTGTCACCACATGAGGATTGGATAGATTAGAAGTATGTGAAGCGAATATCGAGTTTGATGTGTAGAAAGTTCCATGTTCCCCATCAAGGAAATCTGCATTCAGGTTTGTAACTTGAGCAGTCGAAGTAACAAGAAGTGTTCCTGTTATAGATACATTTGATGCAGAAGTATTTCCTGTAAACGTAGGACTAGCAAGGTCTGATTTAAGATCTAATTTATCTTGAAGACCAGTATTATATAATGGATCTGCTTTGACGAGGAAAATATTGTTTGCCGTATCCTTTGAATGAAGAACCCTATCAGCTAAGTTGATTGCAATTTCAGCAACTAAAATATCATTATTAGCAGGTACTTTGGAAGGTACTGAGGACTTCTTATGGGAATATGAATTCGGCATTATAGAATGACTGTTTAAGATTTATAGAATCTATTGAGATCCTATTTATATTTATATAAATCAATAATCACCCCCAGATAAATCAGATACCCAATGAACTACTCCATTCGAAGATACTTGTAAAAGTTGGTCAACAGATCCAATTGGCAACTTTGAAAGAACATTATCATCAGAAGCATATAAAATATCCCCCTTAGTATATGTTGTGATATTCGTACCTCCACGAGCAATATCTATAGTGCTTCCATTCCATACACCAGTTGTGATTGTTCCAACCGAAGTCAAAACAGACCCTATAACACCAGAACCAAGTGCAGTAGAAGAAAGAACTTCGACGTTATTAATCTTATAGACTTTAGTCGAAGATAAATTCCAATTCTCAGAAGATGTCCAATTATTATTAGGAAGATCCCATGTGATTGTTTTATCCTCTCCAACTGCTCCTTTAAGAGTTATTCCACCACCATCAGCAGTTGAATTTGTTGGCACTCCCACTACACCTATTTCTATATTCTTATCTTTTATAAAAAGAGAATCTGTATCTATTGTTGTGGTTGCACCCTTTACAATAAGATTGCTATCAAGTGTGACATCTTTTATTACCCTCAGCGTTCCGTCTATCTGAGTATTGTTCCTTACAATCGTGATACCAGTATTAGAAGCACCAATATTGATATTTCCAGTATCAGGAAGGATATTAAAAGTTCCTAATGATGTGGTGAGAATTCCGCTGTTTATAGAAACATTGGAAGTAAAAGTAGAAACTCCAGTCACGTCAAGAGTTCCAAGAACACTAGTGTTATTTCGTATAGATGTTATTCCAGAAGTAGAACCAATATCAATAATGGTTCCAGCAGAACCTAATGTGAGGGATGTTGGAGTTGCAAATAAATTGACAGTATTTGCAGTGGAATTTACTATACCAGAATTAACAAGAAGCACTCCAGTCATTGCAGTATTACCTGTAACTTCGAGAGTTCCTGCAATGGTTTCATTATGACGAACATTAACCGTTCCAGTCTGTGAACCGATATTAATCTCTTCAGCGTCTCCACCAAAGTTTATAGTATTGGCTGTTGTATTTAGAAGGTTGAATATTGGAGTTGTGGTATTAAGCTCTTGCCCAGTAATAAACACATCACCAACTACTCTTAAGTCGTGTCTGGTATAAGTTGACCCAGTTAGTGACCCAAGATATACTCCAACCGACCCTGCACCAATATTGAGAACAGTAGGAGAAGATAGAAAATTGAATGTATTTGCTGTAGTTGTAAGATTTCCACCATCTACTGCCAAATTTAAATCAATCGTAGCAGAACCTGTTACATGTAAATCAGTATCAAGTTCTACTGCACCTGTTATTGTAACATTATTGAAAGTTGCTGTATCAAGGACAGAGACATTTGCTAATGCGTGTATGTCACCAGTGAAAAATGAATTTCCTGTGACATTTAAATTACCAGAAAAATCGGAATTAGAGGTAACTTCGAGAGTTCCTGCATAGAATGTATCAGCGGTTACAGTCTTAAAAAATGCATCATCTTGAATACCAATATCAAGATTAATATTTGCAGTAGAAAGATCATTGTAAGTGAGGTCAAGCACACCAGTATTTGCATTAAATAATATATCTTTAATGACTACACCGTGTGAATAATTATTAGCTACATGCTGATTTATACTTGTGTTTCCTATCCCAACAAAGATATCCCCATTAACAATAATCGAAGATTCGAATGTTGCAGTAGAATCCATAGGATTCGTAAAAGCATAACTATTCCAATCGTAAATCAGTTCATTTGTTTTCAACATTAATTCACTAATCGAATTATTAGTTGTTAATGTTATTATATGGCGGTTAGCTGGCATTTATACCTAATTAATATTTTGCGATTCTTTTCCGAAATGACTCATTAAAATAGGATTGAAATTATCATAAAAGTCTTTATACATACAATTATTTAAATCACATAATCTTACAATTTCTTCTGGTTCGGTGTCTCTGGAGGAGGAAGAAGAAGATGTCTCCAATGCCTCCTCTCTTTCAATCTTAGTTGCAATTGCATTTAGCTTTCTAGTCTCTGCTGTAGTATGTTTTATTTTATAAATACTAGCCACTATAGCAAATCCAGAAGTTATTACCCATCCTATTAGTGTCAAAATATGTACTTGATTTATTAATGTTTCTACTATATTTGCTCCTGAAAATATAGTACTACCCAACCATCCGAATACAACAGTGTGATTATTTAAAAGTGATTCCTTGGTTAACATGTGTAATTGTGTTTGCTTTGTTTCAGTTTTTTGTAAAATTTAATGTCTGTAATAATACTTTCAGAGTAAATAATCCTATCAGTAGAAACACTATTAGGCATAATCTCTAAATAAACAAACATAGTCTTAAGTAAAGAAAAATAATAATCTTCGAAATCATAAAAACATATATCAACTATCGAATCTCCAAAGCAATTATATATAAAGATAAAGTGATTTATTAGTATATCTATCTTTATATCGTTATCTCCGATATACCTTCGAAAAATGCTCTTGATGTAACGAAGAGTTTTTAAGTCATTCTCAAATTCTTCCTCACTTAAACAATGGGGATTAATGTAATTTGACTTGCAATAGTCGATGTAGGTTTCTGGTGTTATCATTATATATATATTTATAAAAAACTGATTTAGTAGTAGAACGACATATTGCTATTTTCTTCACCTTCACCCCATTCCTTTGCCTTCGTCCAACCCATTTTCCTGTCAATTAAATCATCATCCTCTGCCTCAATTATATCATCTGGCTTCCCTGATGTGAAAAATCCAAAGCAAATCATATTATCATTAATAGAATTTTCGTATATGTCCTTTATATCAGATGAAAGATTCTGCTCAACATCTTTGAAGTAATTCTGAGTCAAAAGCCAACTATATAAAACAAGACCCATTACCAAATCATCATGTGATCCTTCATCAGCTTGATATGAATCTCTAACTTTGATAAACGTGGAAAGCTCTGAAATAGTATTGTAATCCTTTATAATCAACTTGTCGTGCTCAACTGCCGCCTTCAAATTCGAACAACCAATGGCCTTCACAGATGCAGTCGTCTTAATACCTATGATGCATTTCCCGTCATTGCCGTAGGCAACACGCTGTTTCTTGTTAGTGAGTTCTGTGTAAAGAAGATTAGGATACTCATATTCAAACTGTAGAATAGTTGCTACCTGACTTCCAATGTCGTTATTCTCTACAAGAATATGAGCTTCATTATAATTTATTCCAACCTTGTATATAATATCAGGATAGACAAGAGGAGTTATCTTGTTGTTTCTATATACTGCCACTAATTCATGAATTCTCTTAGAAATTTTAATAACCATAAATGCGGAATAATCTCTTTCTACCCCATGAGAAGAGTCTACAATAATTATATATTCTTCACCTTCTATAGGTTTTTCGTATATATACAGACAATCATCGTCATCCTTTTGTATAGGTTCACAGTGATTATCAATGAGTTCCTTGATTTTTTCCGCAGAAATAAGACCGTTTGAAGAGGAATCGAAGCTCAAGGAGTGCTCCTGTGCGAATTGCTCCTTCGAAGTATTGGCAATCTGTTCTGCCTTCCAAGCTTCATCATGTCCTGGAACTTCCCACCAATCAACTCTTATAGGATGGAATGTGTTTCTTCCATGTATAGCATCTGACCAAAGCTTGTGATAAAGGTTATATTTATTAGGAGTCGAAATTATAACAAGTTTCGTGGTAGTACCTGAAGAAATGGTAGGAAATACAGCAGCGTAGAATTCATCTGCTATATTATTGTCAACGTGAGCAAATTCATCAAGGATCAATAGTGATATAGATTTTCCTCGAACTGCCGACTTTGATGTAGGTCTTGCAAAAATTCTAGAATTATTCTCTAGAACTATTTCATGTGCAGTCAAACTCTTGATACCATGTTGCATCCAAGAAGGTAAATTCTCGTAAGCAACAGTGACCTTACCTAACAGTTCTTTCGCTAGGTCGTCTTTATTGGCAAGGATCGCAATCTTTTGAGAAGATTTGAAGATTGCGTAATGAAGTGCAACACCTGCTGTAATTGTCGAATTGTGGGAAACTATATTCGAAGTGTTATATATACCCCCATCTACATCAAGAAGGTCATACATCTCAGAGAACTTATCAGAAATAATAACAGATTCTATTGTAAGATATCCTTGAGGATGTGTTGATGATTTGACTCTATCGCCTTCGGCTAAATTTTTAGCGAAGCGTTCTGTATTATCATGGAGTATAAGAATGTGGGTGTCAGCACAAATGAAAGGATCAGTAGAGGGTTCTTTGAAGTATATATGATGCTCTTGAAAGGGGATGGTCTTACCTATACCACGAAAGTCCTTAAACCCGTCAGGACTAAGGACTTCGTAATCATTAAAGTAAATCTCATCAGTAAATTTCTCTTCTGGTATTATTCTATTAATACTTCTTGTTGTTGACATTTATACAAATTTAATAATTCTTCTAGCGTTATTGAACACTTGATGTTTTTTCTAGTATTATCCTCCATAGACAATATTTGGAGATTATCTTTATAACTCATAATCTCTACTGGGATATTTTTTAGAAACCCAACAAATCTAGAGTATTTATGGTCTAAATCGTAACCAGAACCATTTACTCTACCTCTCAATCTGTCTGGGTCTATTTCATCTATATATTTATAATAGACTTCGTTGGATAATTTTGTTATTTTATTAGAATAAACTTGATAAGCATCGTAATCCATTTCACCCAATATATCCAATACTTCATTTTCCGAAACTTCCAACAACCCTGACAAACTTGAAAATGCTGGAAGTTTTTTTATGTTAATTATATCCATTTCTTCTTGCGGCCTATTGTATAGTGAAGAAATCCATTTTATTTGACGTTCTTCCCAAATTTTACTTCCTTCTACTTCTCCGTGTTTATCAACACAAATATCCTTTGAAAATGTAGTTTGTCTTTCCTTTAAGGCTAGTTCTGCCTCTTCTTGGGTATATCCACGATGTAAATAATAGTCTATTCTTGTTGTGTGAGAAAAGTTTTCATCTTTAGTTTGTTTTACTTTCGATAATACTTCTTCTTTTGTTGTAGTTCCAATGAATTTATCTGAAAAAGGGGAAAATTTTCCTCCATGTTGCCATCCAGGATTTTTATCTCCTTTTAGTTTTTCTGAACAGTTATGCAAATAATCATCTGAACATGTTGGTGAATTATATTTGCTTCTGTAATCTTCAGTATTTGTATTATGTACACGGGATAAATGTGAATTTAGATTTCCAGCATGAAATCCGCAGATAGCACACACTACATAAGAATTCTTTGGTGCGTTTTTATATTTTAATTTCGAAGCAATTATATTTTTTTGTAAATAATATTCCTCTCTACAATCTTGGCATGTTTTTCCCTTTCTAAATTCTTTTCCACAAATAGGACAAATTTTAATTTTCAAGGATTCTTTATAAGCATTGTAATCAAAATCTGGATGCTCCTTTTTGTAATGATGACCAATTTGAAACTTCTCGACTTCTACACCACAAACAACACATTTCATAATTTCTTTCATTTTAGTATATTTAAAGTTATCTCAATATACTAAAAATATTTAAGAATTCCAACTTATTTCTTTCGGTTCTCATAGAATTCTCCGATGGTTGTCTTGAAAATTTTTCCTGTTGTCTTGTTTCTTAATGTTATAATCTCCTCGGCATGTTGGCACTTGCCCACCTGTCTACTGCAAAGCATAATGGTGTATCGATTTTCCACAATAGAATCAACCATCCTATGCTGATAATCACGAAGGTTAAAATTAATTAAACCAAAATCAACGTTTTCAATCCTAACATAGTTGTTAATGAAATACTTAATATCTGTCGCACACTTTGTATACTCATCAAACTCAAATTGAGTCCATTCAACCTTTTGGTTTACAGGTTTTAAAGCAACGTTGCCTTTATAACCTAATGGTTCTTGCCCTTTACGTGGTCTGGCCATTATTCATATTTCCTTTTATTTTTTCTTCAATCATCCTCTGAATGTCAGTAGTACTAGCTACAAATAGAGTGTTGTTATTTACTACCTTATTTGGTCCATTTTCATCTAATTTACCATCTATTAAATCTTGCATTTTATAATCGAAATCTAAGAGCATGGAATTATTTAGTGCATTTATTTGGAGAAGAGTTGCCAAACATTCGAAGGCTCTAGGTAATTCCGTTTGACTTGCAATTACTGCTAAATTCTCGACAGCAATCATGCCAGTATCAATTATGGTTTTGATATTCTGGCGAGCATATGTAAAATCATCTTTTATTTTTTTCTTTAATTCTACTGATTCTATATTTTTCTCTATTTCAACAAGAGAAGTTTCTTCGTCGTGTGGTATTGACAAAGAATTCTCTTCAATGTATTCAATTTCTTCACTCATCTTCATACTCATGTGTTGGCATTTACAGTTATTGAAAATTGTGGGAATTCTCTGTCATCAAAATCGAAACAATTCAAAGTTTCTTCAAGAATTATTCCACGTTGCTTAATTTCTCTAAAATAGTATCCTTTTAATGTAAAATCTAGATCATATGTTATCATCCTATCATCTGTTAATAAACCTTCATAAGTATCAGTGACATTAACTCTATTTAGACAGAAAGAAATGTCCAGATTTATGTTATTTTCTGGAATCAAATTGGAAGAAATCTTTACATCTGGGGTGAATTTTGGGAGTATTTGCTCTATAATCTGAGTAATATCGTTGTTTTTATTTGCTATAACCGATACAAGAACATCGATATTATAAGGAACGGGAGAATATTGCACCTTTTTTGATTGAGTATTACTATCTGATACAAATTGATGAAGACGATTAAGTTTTCTTTCAGAATCGTAATAGAAATTAGTGAATTCGAATGCTATTCTTGGAAGTGTCATCTGAACTCCCTTGAATGATACATCTCTTCTAAGGTAACGCTGTATAAGTTTATTCTTTTGTCCATAAGAAACAGGAATTTTTATATAATTCCCGTTCTTTATGATATTATAACCAGAGAAAATACTTCCAACAATTACCAAATACTTCTTTGTTAGCGAGTGTGTGAAATACGTTTTATTCATATGTTATCCCATTTTTCTAATATCTGAAACTCATCATCTCCTTGTATATCGTTGTACATGTAATTATAAAATTCGTCATACCATCTATCAATATCCACAACTATTTTTTCAGGCATAGGTGCTGCCGCAAAATCTACAGTTTCTACAGTATTTTCAGATCCTTCAAGACCAAGATGAAAAGTTATATGTTTGATTATTCTGCTTGTTCTTTCACTCTGTTCACCACCAAAGAATTTTATATCCATTGAGAATGAGAAAGTATGTATAGTCTTTGAGATTTTATCGAAGTCTTGTTGAAAGTTCACTTCTTTATTGACACTTTCCAAATTTACAGATTCATCGAACTGAAGGAAAACGTCCTCTCCTATTTTATACTTTGTTGGAACCATTACGAAAGGAGTGAATATAGGAAGTATCTGTTCAACAATTTGAAGTGAATCAGTTTCTTTATTAGTCATAAGATACAAATTCATATGCATCTTATATGAAACAGGAGTATAAACCGAACGTGCTATATTTTTAGTTTGTTCATCAATCTTGATATCAGCCTCAGAACCAATTGTTGTTTGGTCATATAAATCGATTTTGATATTCTCTTTATAATCGATATATTTGTTAAGGCGGTTTAATTTCTGTTCAGGATTGTAAGAAAATCCAGTTATTTCAAAGCCAAAGCGAGGAAGAGTTAACATCACATTATCACCATAGTTTTCAGGATTTTCTCCTCTCATGGTATACATCTGAATGAACTTATCTTTATTGGAATAGGAAATAGGAACCTTAATCTCTTTCACAAGAATATTTGTTTCATTATAATGCCTTACAAATATATCGGAGAAGAGAGAACCGAATACCGAAAGATGCTCTCTTATATGGTTATTGAAATAATACGCCATCTATATTCTTTTTATTTATATTTATAAACAACAAAACCCAGTAGCTTTTATACTACTGGGTTTGTTTATTTTAAGTTATTAGATCTTATGCGCCAACACCAAATATAGCATCAACAGTCTCTCCAACAGGAATGTTATTAGCACTAACAACAGTCCAACCAAATGTGTCTAAAACATAACCCTTAGTCAATCCAGTTGGTAATGCTTCTGACAATGTAACCGTAATAATAGTATTACTAGCAGTTGCGGCAACACCAATAATATTACCAATTTTTGGTTGACTAGGCCATGTGTTGACATCTGGACCTGATTCCACAATCTTATAAACACCAATCTCGGTATTTGAAACAGAAGTTGCAGGAATAACCTCACCAGTAGTATCATTTATCAATCTTACTGGTTCACTAAACCAATATTGTATAACAGTACGACCAAATGTAAGAGTAGAATTTGCTACAACAGGAACAGCGGAATCGATGTCAATACCAAGATCTTTCCATACGTATGCCCCATCATGATTCTTTCCACATATTTTGGCAACATCTGGTGAACCACTAATTAGGTAAATATGACCTTCGCTATTTTTGTTAGCAATAGGAAGAGTATCTGCTGTAACTACTGGAAGCGCATTAGCAGGAAGAAATCCACCAGCAGTTACGCCATCAAGATAGTTAATTGCTTTGGTTTCAGTGTTAAGAATAAGCTCACCCTTATTACCAGTGTATGCAGCAATTTCTGCAGTTGTGCCATAATCAATGGTTTTCTTAAGGTGATTTCGAGTTGCGGTTACTGGATGAGCAACCTGTACTAGGCGGACTGTATCAGACATAATTTTATTATTTAAATTTTTATTGTAGTTATTATTATGAAATTGTTATTATATGTATATTTATAAAAATCTATTTTTCTATCTACGAAAGATATGGATTGTCTTCTGAAAAGTCTATGAAGAGATCTTGCTCAATATCTATTTCCTCTGAATCATCAGGCATGAAAGAATTATTCGCACTTACAGGATACCTAGCAATCTCAGACTGTATAGTTGTGTTGCCAGTAGCAAACTCTTCTCCAGAGAAGCTGAAAAGTTCACACTTTAACTGCCATATGAAGTTTTGACCTTGAGGCCAGAACACTGAGTCGTATTCCATTTTTTTTATCTGAAGGAATGACTGTGAGAATGGTAAGTATATTAAGTCACCTTCTCTT